GGCTACCCCTACTGAGTTGCAAACACCAATGGAGGATTTAGAGTTGGTTGATGAATTTCACGATGATCGTTCCGTTCGTACCGTTGAGCGGTAACAGGCAGTCGGTGTAAGTTAGTGTTACTTCGTTTCCGTTGATGCTGCTGAAGCGCGGAGATTAAGGCGGCCACTTGTTTGCCATCACACCAACATAACACGTGTTTGGCGCAAGCCTCGTTCCTCAGCCTGTCGCCAAGCCCGATACCGTTAGGCTCAATATTTAAACCAAGCCAGCGCACTTTAAGGCAATTCATTTACTGGTGTTACCCAAGTGTTACCAATAACTTCACAGTGTTGCTCTGATATAAAATCCATTTTTCTACCTGCATCTGTTCCTATTTTTTCAACTGTAAATCTCGCATAAACCTGTTGCCAAATAACTCTAAAAAGGCAACTCCAATTATCAATTTTTAAAATATCTCCTTCATAAATTTCCTTACCGTTCTTATCCTTTAGTCCAGTGTACTGCATAATAACAACATCGTTATCTATTCTGTCGTTCATTTCAGAAAAGAAATCTCCTAAGTGAAAAAAATCTTTCAACTCAATTTCCTGCTTGTAAAATCTATCCCAAGCCTTAAATTTTAATTCTCTATTTGTTTCCATTTTAAAAATTATTTAAATTTATTGCAACTACACCAAATTCTACCAACTTCGGTTTCATATCCGCAGGTACATTTACCATATTTTTTTTCAATTAAATCTTCAAGCATTTTTATTCCGTTCGCAGGTATGTTAAAATGGTCGCTTGTATGTGGTGTTCCCATATTATCAAATGTCCATTTAAATGCTTCTAATATTTCTTTTAATTCTTTTTCCATATTCATATTTTTAAAAAGATGGTTTCAGTCAATGTACGCTCCTTCATTGGATAAATCCGTCTGGGTTTGCACTTACTCCCATCCTTTTTGGTTTAAATACTAAGCCTAACATGGTATAAAATAAAGCGGGGCGAACTGCGTATCCTTTATCTTGTAGGCATCTAATGAACTTACTGCTATTTTCAGCATCCTACTAAACATTCCCCGCCTTCTTTTATACCCGAACCGTTATAAGCAAGCTGCTACATTCCGTTTCCAAACAAGCTGTGTTGCTCATAATCTTTTTTAATTAAAATTTTTCCCAACGCACAATTAAGAATGTGAAGTCCTAACTCCGAATTAACAGCGTTTCTATCTTCTAAACTTTTGTCGTGGGCGTGTTTTCCAGTTCCTACATATTCTTTCATCATTGTTCCTATTTCGTTTTTCGGCATCTCAATTACAGGTATCTTAAAGTTGCTCCAAATAAAGTGCCTACCAATTTTAGTGTATTGTGGCAAAAATGGTTCATAAAATGGTATCACATTTTCAACCATCCATAACCCCTTGAAAAATTGGTTTAAGAATATTATTTCTTGCCACAATTTCATATCAGGGTATGTAGGCACTTTTCTTATTGCTTGTGTAAAGTAATTTGTTCGGCTGTGGGTTGGGCAAGGTGGCGAACTCCAAATGATATTAAACCTCTTGTAATTGTGCAATAAGTATTCGTGAGCATCGGCAACAATTACAATATCATTCGGGTGTCTTCTTTGGTATTCGGCAGCAACTTTAGGATTAATTTCTACGGCTGTAATTTCGTATTCATCACCCCAAAGCTCTCGGTTTCCACCAATGCCACAATACAAGTTCAATATTTTTATTTTCTCTTTTTCCAACGCTTCAAAATTTTTAATTAAAAAAGGTTTCGTGTTCCAATTTAAGTTTTGTGCTAACCAACCGCAGCCAGCTTATAACAGCGGTTTTGTGCAAGCTGCCCGACCGCTCAATGCCAACGCTTCGCAGCCTGACATAAACACGCAAACCGTTATGTGCCATTGCTACGCACATTCCATTTCCTAATCGCCTCTTGTTTATCATCCTCAAGTTTTGTGAACGGTTGAACTAAGCAACTTTCATTCAAACATCTTACATTCCACACGGTTCTTGCCTCCATTGTAGTAAAGTTGTTAAATGTAGTTCTCATTCCTAAGTAATTGGCTTTATAATGATGATGCACTGCCTTAGCTTTTCCACCGCAAAATGGACAAGGCAACGGCACATAACACGGGTTTTGCGTCAGGCGGTCTGACGTTTCTTCCTCCATGTACTTTACACCATTAATTTCTACTTCTTTCATAATTCATCTTTATTAATCCGCCCGAACGCAAAGCCCGAAACCGTTATGTGCAAAGCTAAAACAATTTACCGAACAATGCAACAAAAAAGCCCGGATTTCTCAGGGCTACCCCTACTGAGTTGCAAACACCAATGGAGGATTTAGAGTTGGTTGATGAATTTCACGATGATCGTTCCGTTCGT